TGTAATTATGATTGCAGTTATTGTCCTATCAGTGTACATGATAATCACAGCCCTCATACTGATATAAACATATTAGAAAAAACCGTAGATAAACTGTATGAACTTGACAGGCCTTTACGCATCAGTCTAACCGGAGGTGAACCTTGTGTGCATCCGGATATAGAAAACCTGTTAGAATATTTTAAAAGAAAAAACGTATACTGGGTCAATATTACTACTAATGGTACTAGGGGTTATCAATGGTATGTAGACCATGAAATGTTTTTTAATCATTTAGTCTTTAGTCTGCATTTTGAATTCGATTATACCAGAATCGTAGACACTATTTTAAAATATTATGATAACACACAACAAGATTTTTTTGTGAATATAATGGCACATCATGATTATATTCCTCAAGTCAAAACAGTTGTTAAAAAATTTAAAGAATTAGGAATAAAATTTGCCATAAGAAGAATACGTTGGACCGAAGGAGATCATAATATATTTGACGATCTTAGATATCACGGTAATGATTTACAGTGGATACTAGATAACGATGCTACAGCAAAACCAAACTGTAGAGTTGATGATTTACATATAGTACACGCTAATGATATTATAAAAAAACATCAAAATCAATTTAAAGGATGGACTTGTAATGCTGGTATAGAAAGTCTTATGATTAATTGGGACGGAGAAGTACATCGTGCAACGTGTAGAGTAGGAGGTAGTTTAGGTAATATATATCATGATACATTTGTACTTCCAAGTGATCCTATCGTTTGCACCAGAGACTGGTGTACCTGTGCAGCAGATATTCCGTTAACTAAAATTAAAAATGATTAAAGTAGATGCAATTAGATTATTAGGTCCTGAGCCGATGTTAATTACTTGGGATACAGGTCGTCGTTGCAATTACGATTGCAGTTATTGCGAAATATCAAGACACGATAATGTTAGTAAATTTCACGATCTTAAAGAATATATCAAAACTTTTCAATTTATTAAACAATGGACTGAAATTTACAATGCTAATAGAAAAGAAAAAGTTTCAACAAACATCAATTTCACGGGAGGTGAGCCTACACTGAATGCAGCATTATGGGATTTATCTGACATCATTAAGGAAAATAATATTGGATTTAATCTAAGTCTAACAACCAATGGAGCGTGGAATAAAAAATATACAGATAAACTGTTGAAAAGATTCGATGGTGTCACAATAAGTTATCACGCCGAAGGACACACTAATCTAAAAAAACAAGTTATAGAAAATATCTTAGAACTGGCTAAATCTACAATGAGATTACAGGTTAATCTTATGATGCATGTTGATTATTGGAATGAATGCACAGAGGTTTTTGATTTACTAAAATCAAAAAATATATCAGTAAAGCCTAGACCAATCGGTGATGGGAACTTAGAACGAACAGGTTGGTATATAGATACCGACGGTTCACAGAGAAGAACCACTCATCAATATAATTTAGAGCAGCAAGAATGGTTTTCACAATATGCAGGCCATAAAATTACATTGTCAAATTCTACTGCTGGAACAGAAATAGGTAGGGGATGTTGCGGCGGTAGATGTCTGCAAGGCAAAATAGATAATAATTGGCAGGAAATAAAAGTTATAGATACTAATTTCAAAGATTGGAATTGTATGGTCGATTGGTTCTTTTTACACATTGATCAACACACCGGTCTAGTGTATCATCACCAAACCTGTCAAGCATTACATAACAAAAAACGAGGATCGCTAGGGCATCTGTCCGAATCAGAAAGTTTATTACAAGATTTAAAAGAACGTATGAAAGTTAAAACTTCTATAGTCTGTCCTAACAATAGATGCGGATGCGGAATGTGTGTTCCTAAATCAAAAGATCAAGAAACGTTTGAATTACTTTGGAAATCTGTAGTTAGATAATTTTGTGTTTAGACAAAGTCACCTCACCGTTACATAGGCATTGTAACTGTCTACATATTACAGGTTTGATTTCAGGAGTGAATTTTTCAGCAAAATCTTTATCAAAAATATTAAAGTAATAATCTAATCCGTATAATTTCTGATTACAGTTTGCTGTAACATCACCATTAAATAATACTTTTATATCATTCACACCAACAGTACATTGCCATCCTGAAAAATAATTTAATTTGTTCAATCTAATCCAAGAATCTGAGGGCAATTCAAAAACTTCTCCATCTTCAAATGTAACCCAATATCTGTTCACAGTTCCTCTAAAAAATTCTTCTACTTCTTTAAAGTCAGGAACACGTTTTTTAGCAGTTTGCAAATACTCTTTCTGATCTACAGGATAATTTGTAACCCCATCGATATGTATAGCCTTTAATATAATAGGCCAATTATATTTGCTTTCTTGTTGGAATTTTTCAACTATACTCCTGCACTTGTCAAAGTTTTTCGGATCCATTAATACATTGGCCACTACCATATGCTTATTAGAGAATAGATAATCTGCAACTTCTATAATATGGTTAGGATTACAAAATTCATTATGTACAGATATTTCTATATGATCAAAAAGTTTTGCGTATCTTTCCCACCAGTGAACTTTTCTAAACCCGTTAGTGGCCATATGAACAATAATTCTATCCTGATATTTGTTTTTAAAATGTGATAGAAAATCTGGTAAATGTTTCCATAATGTAGTTTCTCCGCCTAACAAATATAATTGAACAATATCTTTGTTATTTTTCAGATAATAATCAAATAAATGTGTGAAATTATTTTTAAGTAATTCTACGTTTTCTCCTGCAGGCCAAGGAATATCTCCCTCATGCGAACCAGGAAAGCAATAGTTGCAACTGTAATTACAGGTATTGCCTATTGCCCATTCAACTCTGATCTTTTTTGGATCATGATTATTTTCAATTTTTATAATTTTTTTCATTGTATTAAATGTTGTAATTCTGGAAATATTTCTTTAAAATTAGTTTTTCTAATAGGATCTAACTTTTCAATATATTCTTCGAATGCCGGTAATAGATCTGTATGATCTTCGGCATCCATAAAGTCTAACACAGCCTGCCAGCGTTTCCACCCATAGGGATTTAGTTTCCAATAATCCTCGTCCTGTCTATAATTTTCGTGTAGCCAGTTAGCCAACTCAGCAAACTTACGTCTTACTTCTGCTTTGTCCTCTGAAGGCAAACAACGTATACTTAGAAAAGTTGGAATGTACAGCAGATGCATATTGAATATTCCACCACCTGCTTGAATACCGCCAGTGACATTTTCAAAATTTACTTTCTTAAAGTTTTGCTGTATCTTCCAACGAGCAAAGTCTGGTAAGTGTTTTATGTTTAGAATTTGTATAGCCGTGGCTATGCTGACTTCAATATTATTAGGCGTATTATCTAGTATGTGAAGATTACGTTCTATTGTAGACCAATCACTGGGATATCTAATAAAGTAGTTTCTATCTCCTACAGCATCAATACTGAAACCTACTTTAACTTTTTTAAATTTTTTCCATAGATCTATAATTGATTCGTCTACTAACAATCCGTTTGTGTTGTATCTAATCAATATTTTGTCAGCGTATCCCTGACGAATAATTTCTTCTAGGAAAGTTTTATGCTCTTTGATTAACAGAGGTTCTCCGCCTGCGAAGTATACCTGTTTTAGGTTAGGTATCTGCGCATACATTTCTTTCCAGAAGTCTGGATTCTCGTGCCAGTAATTATTAAAAGTTTTTTGATCCCACTGCATCTGATCTTTAATGGCATTGTGCTGAAACAAAGGAAAAACTTTTTTATGATCTTGTACCCACAAACTGCTATCATGAGGGCTACACATCACACACTTAAGATTACAAGTATGGCCTAATCTCAAATCCAAATAAACTAATTTTTCTGGAACTGTGCCGACTTCTGCTGTTTGTTTTATTAGTTCTTCTAGGTCAACTCCTTCTAGAGACCAATATGCAGTTTCCCAGATTCTCTTGCTGGCTACACCTTTACTTTCTTCTTTAAAACATTTTTGACAACTGTTAGGTATATTACCTGCCATCATAGTAGTTCTAACTGAGCGCATATATTCATTGTTCCAGGCGCTCATTGGTGTTTCAAGACCAAAATTAGCAGGAGTTCCTTTTTCATTTTTTACTAGGCCAACTGTGTGATCGTTCCCTGCTCCGCTGGCATTGGCTGAACAACACAAACGCATATCACCATTAGGTCTTGTTGCAAAATGTATCCACGGCAAAGCACAGAATGTTGAAGATCCTGTCTTGTCCTTAATTGTTTTCTGCCAAAAACCTATTTTAGATTCTTCTGGTTGCCACCAATATTCGTTTACATCATCCATTTATATTACCAAAAATTAAAAACATATTTAGGAACCAATCCACAATTGGCGCCGGCGTGCCAAAATTTTCTATCGCTCCACTCGTATGTAGCACCTTGTAGTTGATTGTAGAAACATTTGTCATCTACACAAAAAGCATGACCAAATTGAGGATTAGACATATGTACATGCCACCTCTTAAAATTAGGCAGTTTAGATAATTCTTCTTCATTGTCATGCACATCCCAATGATAGGGCACTACCATTCCTGGATTAACTCTGCTGATCCATGCGCTGTTGTAATTTTTTAGTCCTACAAATTCTGCAAATAGATCTACAATTTTTCTATCAAAGTTTTTTCCTGGCAAAAACATATCCCAACCTGCAGTTCCGCCATCTTTTTGCAGCACATAGCCTGCGCTATCCCAAATGTCCAGTACATCATGAACCCCGGGTATATTATCTTTTCTACTGTGGCTAGGCCCTATGTAGGCAGGCTCTTGATCTTTGACTGAAGAAATTAATTCCTCCCAGTTTATCACAGTGCTAGAGTTTCCAATGTAGGTAATCATCTTGGAGTTCCTACAAAATGAAATAGGTAAAAAGGTTCATGTCCGCAGTTTGTACCTGCATGATAGGCTCTATGATCTTGCCATTGTATAACTGAATGCTGTGGCTGATTATAATAGCATTGATTATCTAAAACAAATATATGACCAAAACTAGGCTGTTGTATAAATCCAGTATATCTAACTAACGGACCTTCGCTAAGCCAAAAATCTTCGTGATCGTCAACATCCCAATGATAGGGTGCGCATCTGCCCGGCATGATTTCACTGATCCATACACGCCTTGCCTTAGCATTTACTAGATTTTCAAATGCTGTTTCCACGGCTTTGTCGAAATGTTCTCCAGGATAGTAATCAAACCATTTGATATTTTTTAAATCATATCCTGCATCAACCCAATTTTGAGAAATCTTTGCATATGCATCCATGAGTTTAGAATTAGTATCCTTTAGAGTAGACTTATCTAGAACCAAATCCATAGTGATAGGGTCTCCGCTTTTTGGAATTAACGATGCTAAGACGGTATTCCAGTCTATCAAATGTTCAGTGGTAATCGCCATATTGATCATCTCGTACTGTATCTAATGTTACGCAGTGTGGTCCACCACTGAGTGTTCTACAATGTCTAAGCCTGATAGATAGTACATCAAATCCTGCACGTTCTAATTGTTTGATCAAACCAGTCTGAGACTGTTCTACTGCCACAGTATGGTCATTGATACTTAACACATTCATACCTAGCCACGGACTAGCAGGTGCCCAATGCTCTATATAAGGTGTTGCTATAGGTTCTTCGGCCCAGATTTTTTTCCACGAACGGAAGTATTCGGGCAGATTTGATTCGTTAACCCTAACAGGATTTAATAAAACAGTTCCAGCGGCCAGTGGCAATATACTTGTATCTAAATGTACATAGGCATAGATATTATCTAAGATATGCACAGTATATCTGTCACCTAAAGTAGACTCTAACCACTTGGCACCCATCCTATTGCCAGAATTAGAAATTAAAAAGAAAATATCTTTGCCACATTTAATCACATTCGCAGCATCAAATGCAGGTTCAAAGTTTGTTAGTGTTGGTTTACTGAGGTTAGATCTATCATATAGATCGTCTAACAGTTGACCTTTGGGAGCAGATATCCAACGACTACCAGCAATAAAATATTCTTTAAAGATTTTTCTATAAGCAAAATTTTCAAAGTATCTAGATCTCAAAGGCATAGGAGTTTCTATAATTGTATCTCCTATAATCAATGCACTGTCTCTAGGACAATAACCATAATATCCTTCAGATTTCCAGTCATTGGTGCTGTGTGTTTTTGCAAAGTCTATAACATCGGGTCTTAGAACTTTAATTTCTAAAGATTCTAATTGACGTTGAAATAGATCTAGGTCTTCTTGAGTTTCTTCTATAAGTTGTTGAGGATAATATCCGCCAGGTAAATTATCTATAGATTCATAATTAGCATAATCAACGCAGTGAATATCTTTGTTTTTGGTGCGAGGTATACTGGCATTGTCTGCTCTACCTAAAATAATTTCTTTTAACGCTCCCCATTCTGTATTTGAATTTACTTTATTCATGTGACCTATCATCTATTGGGGTATTCTTTTCTTTATCGTACCAATATAAACTTCTATGCGGAGGTTGATCTTTTAATGGTTCTTGATTGCTAACATAATAAAACAATCTCAAAGTCTTTCGAGATTGTCCATCAGGACAATTTATTGGCTCTGGATAACCGTGAAAACAATTTTCATGATGCTGCCAGATTATGGCTCTATTCCATTTAATGTAAATTTTATTAATTTGATCCTGATTATCAAAACTCGAAAATTCTAAATTACCGCCCCACTCTTCTTGCCAGTCTTCACTGAGATAGATTATCAGTGTCAAAGCTCTGTATAACTTAATAGTATCATTCCAATTAAAATCTATATGATTCTTAAGACAATCACCTTTGAAACTTCTACTGTAGCCGGCTCCGACCAAATAGGGATCTGGTATAAGATGATTGATTCCAGTAATTTGATTCAACCATTTCATAAAAGTTTGAGAATGTAGTTGCCCTATAACATCCTGTGCCAGCGGCATCAGAGATAAATTGTTACATTCTTCCATGTAACTACCGTTTCTGGTAAACTTTCTACATAGATTTCCGTCTATGGTATCTATCTCCTTGCTGAGAGTTTTAGCCGTATTCTCTGGAAAAAAGTCATCTAAAACTATCATAGGCGACGGAACTGCTGCTCTAAACACAGAGTTAAGATGTTTTACATCATAATTTTCATTTAATCGATCAATGATACGCATGATCAAATATTTAACCTAAAAAATTTTGGTACAAATAATAACGGAATAATTACAATATGAGCTTCGATAAAGTAACTGAATTTGAAAATATCATTGCAGAATATTTTTCATCACCGTATGCTGTGGCAGTAGACTGCTGCACCCACGGAATAGAATTGTGTCTTAGATTACAAAATATAAAAGAAACCAGTTGTCCAAAAAAGACATACGTGTCTGTTCCTATGACTTTAACAAAATTAGGAATAACTTGGGATTGGAATGAGGATCAATGGCAAGATTATTACTATCTTCCAAACACTAATATTATCGATGCCGCAGTTTTATGGAAACAAAACAGTTACATACCTAAGACTCTGATGTGTCTTAGTTTTCAATTTCATAAGCATTTAGGAATCGGTCGCGGCGGGATGATATTATTAGATGATTTAGAGACAAAAAATCAACTGGTACGCATGAGTTACGATGGTAGAGATAGAAACATATACTGGCCAGAACAAAATATTTCTACTATGGGATATCATTACTATATGATTCCGGAAGTTGCTGCTGCAGGAATAGAAAAATTCCACAAAGTAAAAGATTTAGAATCTAAAAAAATAGGGTACTTGGACTATCCGGATCTTTCGGTGTTGCCTGTTTTTAATTAAATGAAAAATGTATATCTTATACAGGTAGTAGATAACTACGGACCTAATAAGTTTTTACCGTTAGCAATTTCTTATCATTGGTTAGACGCTGTTTCTAACGAGTACGTAGCAAACACATATTCTTTAAAAGAAGTATTAATAGAAAAGGAAAACATAGATTCATTCGTCAATCGTATCGAAAGACCGGATGTATTGGTAATGAGTTGTTACATATGGAATTGGAATTATAACTGCGCATTAGCCAAGAGAATCAAAGAACTATGGCCTGATTGTTTTATAATCATCGGAGGCCCTCAGATTAGTAACACTGATCCTTTCCTGTTCAAGAAGCATTCTTATTTTGATATAGGAGTTTTAGGAGAAAACGAAGGCGCACTAACAGTAATATTAAAAAATTTAGACAGTAAAAATTTCCAAGAACTTAAAGGAATCAGTTTACCGGGAAAAATTATTCCAGGCGTAACAAGAACAAAAAATTTAGATAGTTTACCTAGTCCTATTTTATCAGGATTTTATGATCAAATAATATATCAATACGAAACACGCCATCAACAAAAGTTTCTTTGGCAGGTTACTATAGAAACTATGAGAGGTTGCCCTTATCATTGCACGTTTTGCGACATTGGAGATTCGTACTGGAATAAAGTTCAGATGTTTAATCTAGAAAGAATCTATAAAGAAATCGATTGGATCTCTGAAAAACAAATTGAATATGTTTCTGTATGTGATAGTAATTGGGGTATGTTTGAGAGAGACTTAGATATCACACAATATGTAATTGAAAAAAAGTTAAAGACCGGATATCCAAAGGTATGGGATGTAGACTGGGCTAAAAATAATTCTGAGCGTATTAAAAATATGGCTCTGTTAGACAAGAATGCAGACACAAATCTTTTCAAAGGAATAACATTTGCATTGCAGAGTCTAAATGAAAATACATTAACAGCCATAGATAGATTTAATCTTACAGAGACCACAATCAAAGATGCTATGGATTTCTATAAGACCAATGATATTAAAACTTATTCAGAATTGATATGGCCGTTGCCAGAAGAAACAATTGAAAGTTTTACAGATGGCCTGCAAAAACTAATAGATCTAGGACAAGAACATTTTTTAATGGTGCATCCGTTGTCTCTTACTCCCAATGCTCCAATGAGCGATCCTGCCTATTTAGAAAAACATAAACTTTCACAGAAGAAAGTTCCTTTAGATACATTTTGGTTAACTGTCGACGATGAAGATTCTTATATCGTAGAAACTATGGGAACTGTAGATTCAACTAGAGTGCTAAGTCCGCAAGAAGTATTGGATGGATATATGATCTCTCACTGGACCATAGTTATGTATTACTACGGGTGGGGTCATTATATAATGAAATATCTAAAGAAAAAAGGCATTAAAGAAACAAAGTTCATATTAGATCTTGTAAATTACATTGAAACAAATAAACAAGGATTATTTTATACTGAACATTCTATTACTAGATCTAACATAGAAGATGTTATCAACAAAGGTTCTTTCTGGGGCAGAAAAATAGATAGAACCTATTGGGAGTACAAATCTGCAACTTGTATATTTTTTCAAAAGAACAGACAACAATTTATTAAAGAATTAACTGAGTTTATTAAAAATGTTTATAGCCTAAATGATAGACATTTAATAGAAGTTAATGATCTTATGTGCGTAGACTACAACAGATCATATCCATTGATTTATAAATCTAAAGATAATTCTGTAATCAAAGAGTTATTTGATCTAAACAGTGAATACATCGAAATATCTCATCAAGATTTATCAAGTCAAACTGAAGAAGAATTTTTTAGAAAAGTCTATCACTATCAAAGAAAAAATCAGTATTGGAAATGTTCAATCAAATCGCTGAGTAAAAATAGTTAAACCTATTTTTTTGTTATGGCCGGAACAGGCAGAATGTAATCTAGTTCTTTCAAAGGCAAAACAACTACCAACATTCCAATGTACAATAGAATTTAACGTCAGACCGTGCAAAGTTTCTATAGGAATGTGCGTAAAGTTTTGATCGTGTATCTGGTTATTAAAATTTAATTCAGGATTGTATCCGGTTACGTCTGTGTAATCATAACACCGACCGTCAACTTTACTTGTTTTTAGATCTTGTCTAGCATCTATAAGATATTGTAGAGTAGATATAAATTCGCTATCAACATTAAAATCTGTTACAGTTTTTGGAGAGTTAAGGCATTGATCTAGCAATACTCTAAGATCTTTAATATAGGTCCAAGTATTATGTCGATTAGGCAAATTATATTCAAACGGTTCTATTTTTACTTTGCTGAATCTAGTGCTGTCTTTGTGCCAGTGATTATCAAATAATGCAGTTGATCCTAGTCCGTCTACAAACAACGGAAAAATAATTACGTGACCTTTTCTTGAACTAGCATCTTTGCCACTATCCACATGTAGACTATAACTTATCTTTGTATCAAAGAATACAACTTCTTCTACATAATAATTATAATCTAAGATTTTATCTAATACATTTTTAATAATATGTTGTGGCCATGCACTATTCCATTGAGGATGTTTACTTCTAACGTCTGGCCTTGCATCGACTGTTTCATCTTCTGTGTGAAAATAATCTAACAATAATTTAACATCGTTGGCAGTTAATTGATCATTGAATATTCGAATCATTCTCTATAACCAGTTAGTTGTAATGCATATCTGTTGACTTTGCTAAGATTATAAAAAGCATGTGAATCGTAACTGTTCCAAGAAAACCAATCCCCCGCAGACCATTCACAATAAACTTTGTTTTTTACTTGCAATATCTGTCCAGGGGAACTATCTTCTAACATCACTACTATTCTAACCACCAAATCTGCATTGTTCAAATTGTTTAACTTTGTGTATCTTTCATATCTATCAGAATGCAAAGGAATATATTGACCAGGAGTAAAGAAGTTAACTGCTGCTGTTAAACCTTTTAATTTGAAATTATCTAATATAGAAGACAAAGAAAAATCAATATTAGTTTCAAAACAATTATAAAATTTCATAGAATCCAAACTATGGCCGTGTTTGGAATATTCATCGCACAGTACGGGATCTGGATCAAATTTATATGGCAAATTTTTAAATTGTTCAATATGCCAAGTTGGTTCTATGTGTCCGAAATTTCTCATAAGTATATTTAATTTAAGATATTTTATAAAATGTTGAGTTCGAACGAATGGGACGCCCTTAAAACAGTAATTGTCGGCGATGCCACCGGCGCTAAAATTCCAAAAATAGATATCAGCCTACGTACTGTAAATTATGCTGACACAATAGATGACAGCGGAATACCAGTGGGATTGTATCCTCAACAGGTTATCGACGAAGCCAACGAAGATTTAGAAATTTTTTGTAAGTTTCTCAAAGAAGAAAATGTAGAAGTATTACGGCCGGATAACATAGATCCAGAATACTATAATTATTGTCCTAGGGACGGAGTACTAGTTCATAAAAATTTAATATTAGCAACTCCTCAACCTTTGAGATCTCGTCGGTTAGAATATCTAGCGTTAGATTCCCATCTTAAAAATCACAGCACGGATGTAAATTATATTATTCATCGGCCTGAGTTCAGTGATGAGTTGTACAATACATCTTGTGTAAAAAACAAAGATGTTCTTGCACTAAATGAAACTGAACCTAGTTTTGATGCAGCAAACATTCTAAGATGCAACGATGATTTATACTATTTGGTCAGTAACAGCGGTAACAAAAAAGGCGCTGAGTATCTTCAGTCTGTTGTAGGAAACTCAGTCAAAGTACATACACTAGAAAATATTTACAGTTACATGCATCTCGACAGTACCATTGCGTTTCTTCGAGAAGGTTTGATGTTGTTAAATCCTAGTAGAATTAAAGACAAAGATCAATTGCCTAAGTCATTACAGAATTGGGATATTATATGGGCTCCAGAGCCTGTGGACATTGGTCACTATCCAGGATATTGTAATGCTAGTATATGGATGAATATGAATATATTTTCAATCAATCCAAATCTTACTGTTGTTGAAGAGCATCAAGAACCGTTGAGAAAATTACTAGAACAATATAAAATTGATTGTGTTATGTTACCTATGAGACACGAAAGAACTTTAGGCGGCGGATTTCATTGTGTTACATTAGACCTTATCAGAGGATAATCCGGATCTTTCTACAAACTGGTCTTTAGGTTTTGAAATAGTTTGTTTTTCATTAACACCACAAGTTCTAGCGCAGACTATTAACTTATAGTCATTCCAATAGTAATCCCATACTGTTTGCCAAGCAGTAGAAGTTAAAACATTTTTAATACCAACTGTTACTGCATCAAGTTGATCAATGCCACCTAGAGAACTAACCAAAGACGAATATTGTTTTTTAATTTCTTGTCTTACAGGAAAAGTTAAATCGGTAGTTTCTGTATAGTTATAAGGTATTGACGCTAAAAAACAACAGGGAAATATTTTTTTGTAAGCATCTATATATATTTCTTTGTTGTTTAAAACATAGCAATCTATTTTAGATTCGCCTACCCAAGTTTTATAATTTTTAATCATATCAGGACTTATTAGTGTTACCTGATTATTGCTAGGAGGCTCTAAATAATAACTTATATTTCCAGATTTATCTAAAACTTTAAATTTCTCTTCCAAGAATCTTGTACTGTTTTTCACAGTAAACAATTTAAATCCGAGATCTTTGGCTCGTTGTCTTGCTTCATCAACCTGATGTTCATTGTGTTTGAATTTGATAAACACCCATTCGGCTGTGCCGCCAGCGTCTATGAATGCCTTAGCGTTGCGAGTTACGTTCTCGTATGTTGTACCTATTCTATATAAATGATGGGTATCTTCTAAACCATCTATACCAAATATGACAAAATGATTTTTAGGTAACTTTTTACTTAGACCTTTCCACCAAGATTGAGATCTAGCACCACCATTAGTATGAATTCTAATTTGTAAATTGGGATTAATAGCCGTAGCATACTCGCACATTAAATCTAAATCATTGTTTATGATAGGATCTCCAAAGTTTCCACAAAAGTAGATGTTCTTGATTTGGTTAAGAACTTCTTGAGTAAATGTGTTTTGAAAATCTTTTAATGACCATTCGTTAATCTTTATATAAGGATTGTCTAGCCCGCCTCTAAAATTTCTAGAACACATAGGACAGGATGCCTGACAGTTGTTAGTAATTTCTAAATGTACAGAATCTAATTCGGAAAAGTTAAACATATTTTTTGCCTATTATCATATACCTAGTATACAAAGGAAGATCTAATTCGCCAGCATAACAAATATTAGTTAATTGACTTTGTTGTTTAAACTCATCTAAAGTTTCTGCAATTCTTACGTGTTCTGGTATTTTATAATTATTGCTCTGTAACACAATTAAACTGTGTTTGGGGATGTTGTTGAGCCATGACAGGTACTGCTCTTGAGTAATATGTTCAAAACTAGTGTTGATGATAATGTCTGCTGTGCTTTTAAAACTACACATATCAGCGGTCACTGCTTTAAATTTGCCAGCCTCTAATTCTATTTGATTCATATCTAATGCTATATTTTTACAGTCTTGATCTATGTCGATACTATTAATAAAAGAAATATCGAGATTACTTTGAAATAATAAACTAGCCAATGTTCCTACCCAGCCACCATGTATGTCTATAGACACAGATTTCGAAGCATAGGGTCTAAGATTATCTATTAACCATTCTTTGCTTAGAATCTGACCTCGCCAGAAGGCATCCATAGTTCGCATAGGATCTTTACTGTTACGTATGGCTCGCATCCAATGATGTAAGTGTTCGGTGTCTATTTGCATTTGGAGAGTTTTTCCATAATTCTTTCTGCTAATCTTCTATGCGTTATTGGACCTGGATGTTTGTTATCTAATGCATAATCTAGTTTTTCTGACATATCATAATCTAAAAAATCTATCTCCATAAAATTAGGTCGATAATTTTTTAGATAATTATAATTCGCAAATATATTATAATATTTTAGATTTTTTGATTGTAAAAAGAGACTAGAATGTTGTATATAAAACCAAGTACGAATAGCCATATCTTCTTCGGTGTGTACTTCTGACCAGTGTTTAAATATGCTTTTGTCCTGCCATACAATCTGTAAAATTGAACCATTTCGAAATACCATATCTCTATCTGGAAACGACCACATAATAATTATTTGATCTGTTGAGATAAAATTAAATTGCAAAATTTTCAATAAGATTTCTAAATTACTAGAGCCACATTGAGAATTATTCACTAATTCAAAATTCATTGAATTAGAAACTAATGAAGGCCAGGCTAATTTGCTAGGATTTTTTCCTGCATGAATGGGGGGTACAAAGCAATCATCTAAACCGTGACCGTATGTATAAGAACATCCAAACGTTATCAATCTCTTCTGCATTTTGGTATTTTTGAATCTGCTGAACTTACACAACTAGGTGTTATACAAATTTGAGGTTTTTTGAATAATTCAAATCCATGCGTTAATGTTCCTAAAGGTTGATCGTGACAACTATAAGATCTTTTTACTTCATTGCTTCGAATTATAACACTTTGATACCCAGAATTACAAAGCCACCCGTTAAACTGATTAAATTTGTATGCATTAAATCTTTCTGCCTGATCAAAGAAATATTCTTGATTATGTTTATCGTATAGAGAAATTTGATAAACGTCCTCACCGTTGGTTCGCTGCGGGAATCCTGTCTGCATAAGATCGATCATTTCATCTGTGTAACCATCTACTACATAACTAGCGGTGGCATCACTTTGTGGTTTTAAAGTTACATTTATTCCTTTCTTATTAAAACGTTCACAACGATCGTATAATTCATAAAATTGCTGAGGCACCATTACTTGATTTATTGTAACATAAACATTTTCATATTGTAACTGTAGACATTTATCTATAAATTCAGTTTCTTTAGCAAATTCATTGTGGTAACTAGCGGTTATACTTCTACGCTGAAGATCGGAAGTAGAATCACACCAGTTTTTCCACCATTTTTGTCCGGGACTTAAATTTGTAGTCATGTGTAAACTTTGATAAGGAGTAATCATTCCGTCATCTAAATGTTTTACCAATTCAAGCAATCTTTTATACGCTGTTGGTTCACCTCCGGAAAAACTCCAATGAAATTCCGTAAAACCATTTTGTCTGGCCTGCCTTTTAATTTCATCTATAGTTTTCAAATATATCTCATGTTCTTGATAATCAAATGTATCACTGCGAGCGTAGGGCCAACAGTATGAACATCTATAATTACAAAATCGACCCAATATCCAACTTATAGAAAATAAAGGACGAGTTAGCATAGTCCGTTGACCAAACTTAACGATATTTTGAAAAGGTATTTTTTGGAATTCGTGCATCATAAACTGCTAATATTTATTGACCTTTATTGCTCGAGGTTATATAATGTATGAGTGGTCGTGAGTGGAATTGGCAGACCTCCAGTCCGTTGCGAAACGCACTTGGGAACGGGGCACCGTCTTAGACACAGCCTTTGTAGGTTCGAATCCTACCGACCACACCAAATACTACGATAAGTATTAGACACATTTTAATAAGGAAACAAAAATGTCAAACACAGTAGAACAACTTAAAGCAGCATTTGAAAATTTCTTAGCAGAAGATGCTAAGTTTTCAGGAGGCAATAATGCAGCCGGTACAAGAAGTCGTAAAGCATTACAAGAAGTAGGTAAACTTGTAAAAGCCCGTCGTAATGAAATCACCGCAGAAAAGAACGCTCGTAAAGAAGCCAAAACTAAGTGATAATATCATGGATGATAAAGAACAATGTTCATCAACCAGTGATAATACTATTACTATAGATTATCTCGGTAGCACAGATGCGGCATTAGATACTATTACCTTCAGTGGTATAGATACTATCACCCTCGACACCACTAGTAATTATTGTTATCAATCGTCTTTAACTTCTCCGTGTACGATCACTGTTCCTGGTTATACCAGTTCTGGGACCAATAGCTACAGCACTTGGACCACTAACGGAACTGGATACACTTTAGGTAGTGGTCTTCATAATCAAGCCAACGTTCACATCAATGCCGATGGTATTGATATCAAAGAGGGCGGAGATATTAAAGTTGATGGTGTAAGTCTCAAAGAGTTTATGACTAAGATGGAACAGCGTCTAGCAATTTTAGTGCCCGATCCTAAAAAATTAGAAAAGTTTGAAGCATTAAAAAAAGCATACGAGCATTATAAGACTATGGAAAAACTTTGTTTTGATGAGCCAGAAATAGACGAATAACAATGATTAAGATTTATGATGATTTAGTTCCTGTTCATCTTCAAAACTTTTTCGAACTTGCTATTTTTGGACGCACTGATGTTGAAGATGAATGTATGCATCCACTAATTGATTTTAGATGCAAATATGAAAACACCGCTGTAGAAAATGGTGCTGCTCCGTTAAGTATGGTACACATATTAAAATCTAGTCTTAGAATCAGTACACATCTTGATAATTTTGCTTTGATACCTCAATTAGCCTGTCAGGAAAATAAATTTACATTAAAAGATATAATTGCTGGAAGAATCTTTTTAACTATACCTCACGAAACTAATCTGAAACACTATGCTGCACATACAGATTTTGATTTCCAACATTATGTCTGTCTTTACTATGTCAACAACGCAGACGGACCAACTGCTTTCTATAACCAAGTAGGAAAAATTGTTAAAGAAGTCGAGCCTAAAAAAGGCAGATTAGTTTTCTTTAACGGCTTAATTAAGCACGGGGGAGGTATTCCTAAAAAGGGACCTCGATGTATAGTAAATTTCGATATCATCGCTTAAAGGAATAACATGAATGTACGTTTGGTCTCATATTCACAACCAACAGCAGAATTTGCAGATATGGGCATCTCAGATGCGCAGGAACTTATTGCGTATTGCGCCCGTGTCAGCAATCCATCAAACCAATTTAATACAGACACATCAGAGAAGCTTATACGATATCTTGTTAAACACGCACACTGGAGCCCCCTTGAAATGGTTTCAGCCTGTGTTGAAATCACCACAACCAGAGACATCGCAAGACAGATCCTTAGACATCGTAGTTTCTCATTCCAAGAGTTCAGTCAGCGATATGCTGACCCTACTAAAGACCTCTCGTTTGTACTGCGAGAAGCACGACTTCAAGACCCAAAGAACAGACAAAACAGTGTCGAAACGGATGACGAACGCCTACAGAGAGATTGGGAACGTCAGCAACAACAGGTCATCGACTATGCACGAAGCGCCTACGAGTGGGCTATCGCTCGAGGCATAGCCAAAGAACAGGCTCGTGCTGTACTGCCAGAAGGGCTTATCGAAAGCAAACTTTATATGAATGGCACCCTGCGTTCGTGGGTACACTTTATTGAACTGCGCTCAGGCAATGGCACACAAAAAGAACATCAACTTGTAGCATTGGCCTGCGCCAAAGCCATTGCTGCTATTTTTCCTATGACTGAAAGTTTAATCAAAAATGACAGAAACACATAAAAGAACTATCGTTAGAATGATAAGTTATCGCATAACTGCGTGGCTGTTTACCATATTGTACACATATCTTTTTACAGGAAGTATAAGCCAAGCAACAGGTTTCGCTACTGTTTTACATATACTTTTGAGCATTGATTATTATGTTCACGAAAGAATTTGGTTAAAGATAAAATGGGGCAAAATTGGCACATCTTGACAGGTTTTTTAAAAGATCATATAATTAAATTGTTCTACAGAAAGATTTGATTATGAGAAACTATTGGACCTGTACTAAATTTGCAGATTGGCTTCGCGGCTCTGATAAACCTACGGCTGAAACTTCTAAGGGTTGGGCCCAATGGAAACGTGCTTCTAAAGAAAAACATCCTTTCCGTTTTTGGTTAGCCGAAGAAGGTTTGGATCATATACAGGATGTATGGTGTTGGATTCCGGAAAGAATAAATGATATACGATATTATATTAATAATCGCTGGGTGTCTCGTAGTCATAGCCTCACGGCACATCCTCGAGATATCAAACCAGGACAATGGCAGGACGTTGGCAATCGCTTCCTTCCTTGTATGTTTAATGAGCTTGTGGATTTTGTTGAAGTAGAACAAGCCTGGCATCACTGCATGTGGGACGACGAAGCACGTAAGAAATACCGCACACCGTGGAGTCGTACATTCTTCCGTTTCCGTACATGGCGCTGTCCAGAAGCCGGTCTTGATTATCTCAAGTGGGCCATGACACTGACCAACAAAGAATTCATCGAAGAAGGTGAGCAGGAAGAACCCACTTATCAGGCCAAAGCCGCTAAGGAAATCTTAGAACTTTACACATGGTGGAAAGAGATCCGTCCTGCTAGACCCGATCCCTATGATGTCAGTGGATGGCACGCTGTCTGCGAACAGCGCCGAAAAGATTATCCAGACGAGTTTATGCCCGAAGAACGTACCAAAAAAGAGAAAGCCGAAACTCGTAAAGCTCTTGACAAACTACATAAACTGGAACTACAATACGAAAAAGAAGACGAAGAAATGATGATACGTCTTATTAAAGTACGACAAAGCCTATGGACTTAAGATGAAAAATTCTGCGTTTAGAACTTGGGTAAGAGAATTATGGTACGCTAATTGCGACGAGCATTTTGAAGCCAAGTTGCCCAAATATACGCACGAGGAATATTTTCAAAAGTTCAAGTGGTGGTTGAAAAGAGAATACAAACATCAAAGAGAAAAAGATGCCAGAAAACAGAGAAGAAGAACTATATAACAAATACATGGCGTTCAATAGGATTATTCTAGAAGAGTACGATGCTATTGAAGTAGCAGCAATAATGACTGTTCAGGCGTTGAGTTTTTATAGAACCGTTATGTCTGAAAATGATTATTTAAAAATGGTAGACAGCATTTACAATAATAGATTAAACGTGCAAACTTTTGATGGACCTTTTATACAATGAAACCACAGATACCAGCAGAAGGCATTTTAAAAAGCAGGGATTGGGGTAATGCTAAGTCCTATCAAATCGTATGCGGTTGCGGCCAACCTGATCACGAACACTCAGTTTGGGTAGAAGCAGAAGACGTTGGGGTCAATGTCAACATATATGCTAATGTTAAGTCATCGTTTTGGTCAAAGAATCGCTGGCAGCAAATTTGGACACTGATGACTAAAGGTTATCTGCAACACGAAACTACTATAACTATGAGCGAACAGCAGGCCCTTAACTACGCAGAAACTCTCAAATCCGCAATTCAAGATGTCAAAGATTTCAAAAAGCCCTGAACGACATACCTTTCAAAAGGAAGGCTATGTTCGACGTCAGGCAGAAAAAGGTGAGCCCGTTAACGAAGATTATCTCAAATACTTTGATAAGATAATTGAAGAAAGCAATCACAAATTCGACGATCCCCAAAGCAAAATCAACAATATGGAATACGATCTCCTAACCACTGACTGGATTTTGGAGAAAGTTCGTGCGGACGATGCCTATGCCCAAAATTTGTATGCGGCAATGTGTAATAACGGTTTTATTAAATTGGAAGTAATTCCTGTGCTCAAAGGCGAAGAATGGGGTTGCTCTTGGCGCTATGCTGGAGGTATAGTAGCAGATATGCAACAGAAAGGTGATTACATCGATTGGTATTGTAGTGGTATAGCAGGTGGTGATGAGCCAAGTGTCTACGAAGAAGGACACGATCTCAAACGAAAAGGATACGTGCCGGAAGGCTGTATAACCGACGAGATCCGGATTGATCTCCAACGTCTTGGTTGGGCAGTGGCGCCTGATGGAGATTGGACTAAGTTTGAATAACCTAATAGGAGAATATTTTCTAAAATGACCTGGGAACTTTACGAGGTC